GGTTGGAGATTCTGGTGGAACGTATCGGGATAGAGCCGTTAATGCTACTTTAGTACACGGAGACCTAGCATAATGAATACACCTGAATTTCAAGGCACACATCTCTGGGATAGACTGTGCTGGGCAAAAGAGAACCTTGAGCCGCACCAGTCAGATTACCGTGTCGTATACGAAGACAACATTGACGAGTGCGCTAAAATACTTGTACCTGACCCGAACTGGATGGCGGCAGCACTACAAGGTGGTATCCTGCCCCCGGTCTGGGTGTATCACGAACTTGCCAAAGACGAAGCGCAGCCAGATTTCAAGAAACATACTCGTGGCTATCTGTTGCATGAGACACAGCCAGTAGATGCTATGACAGAAGAACAGGCGATTGAGTACCTAATTATGAAAGACTGCCCCCAGCACGTTTGGCGGGATTGGAATACAGGCAATAAACCTAAGATGGTTATTTGCAGCAAGGAACAGTTACCAAGCACTAGGGAGTGGCGCAATGCTTGGAAGATAACTGAAGAACTAACCGTCACTGATTTAGCAGCCTAAGAGGAGAAACCTAATGG